TAAAGAGATAGACTTGGACACGGCACTTAAAATCTTGGAACAACTTAAAAATAAAATCGGTGGTGAGTTAGATGAAGATAGGTGATTTAGTGCAAAGCAGGCGCATAAATGGTGTTCCGCATCGTGCGGGACTCATTGTTGAGTTTGTCGAAAAAAAGTGCTGGCGCACGCATGAGCTTGGCAACAAGATAGATTGGGGACTCATCGAGCCAGAGCCCCACGCGATTGTGTTGGTGGGAGAGACGAAGTTGACCATCCCCGTTACAGATTTGGAGCCAATGTGTGAGAGATAGTGGAGCGCCAAGCATCGGGGATATTGTGGAGATCCGCGCCGTTAAGCCACGCAGGGGTATTGTTGTGGGCACCAAAGGCATAGAGGTTGGAGTCCTTTATTTTAAGCCATCTGCCATACAAGGTACAGCAGACGATTTTGTTTGGTGGATTCACAGAACGCACGTTAGAGTTATTAGCGCGGCTTGACATTTTCGTGACTTGACTTTAGGTGGTGAGTGATTATATTATATGCATGAAGATAAGAGAAGTATTGATTATTGTCGGAATGATGGTGGTGACGTTCTTAACGTCGCTCGCAGTCACGCTACTGTTCACCCTATGAAAATAGGCGCACTCGTCAGGAGCATCCATGACTACCAGCTACACGGCATCGTGATGGAACGCGGACCCACGGAAACGAGAATCGATCATGGTGATGGTGTCGTTAAAGTATTGTG